CTCCACACTTAGTGTGTGAAGAGGACTATCTGGGCGACGATTAACGTCCGTCGCTCGGGGGCAATCCCCCTTCTCATCGGCACAGTCCACCCGGACTGTGAGGCGCCTCCAATTGTGCCGAGTCTATGCATGGACCTCCTTTCAGGGCTCTGGCGTGATGCCATAGTTCTGATTGGGGAGGGAAGTGCAGAGGTTTAACACTTAGATAGGAGTGAAGTTATGGTTAAGGTAGTACGTGAGTACGTCCCCTCTGTCCATTATCAGCGTCGTATTCCTTTGAGTAAAGACGAGCGGGAAAACCGCGAGCAAGCTTTTGGCTCACTCAAAAAGACTCCTAGTGAAGTTGTGCCGTTTCCGACACGGTATACAATGAACAAAGACGAAAGAGTAATAGCCTCTAATAAGCTTGGTCCATACACGAAGCAGACCACTGTCCTCTATAATGGACGGACCGAACGTAAGTTCGATAAGTGGTCTCAGTGGTATCGCTCAAAGACGAAAGTGCGCATCCAGCCTAACGCATACCAAATGCGCAACAGCTGGGTTAACAAACTTTTGCCTGCGAGCGGCGCCGGCTATGACTGTGTAAACAGTTGGGCCGGTGATGCCATCGGAGCGGGTAAATCCGTACCCGATGGCCTTGCCTCCAACAAAGCTATGAGTCGCTTTGTTGACAGATGTAGGGACAAGACGTCCAGTTCTCTGGGCACCACTCTGGCCGAGTGGCGACAATCTGAGCAGATGATTGTCTTAAGGGCTGGTCAAATCCTTTCTGCGCTCAAGGCGCTGAAGACGGGGAATGCTAAAAAGTTCGAAAGAGCTCTAGGTATCTCTATCTCAGTGACCGAGTCGCGTGCTTCGGGTAAATCCTTCCGAGGTAGGTGGGCAGAAGGTCGGAACCGTTTCAGAGATGAAAAGGTTCCTTTCCCTGACCGTGTTCGACAATGGTCCAAGGATCTTTCGAACCTTTGGCTTGAGTACCACTTCGGGTGGGCTCCGTTACTCGACGACATACACAAAGCTTGCGATGTGTTGAAGTCTAACCCCCCGAGTCAGCGGGTAACCGCTACGGGGAGAGCAACGACGTCTGAGAAGGTTATTGCGGGCAAGTACGCTTGGTCGACAGATGCCACCTATGAGGTGCATTGTAAAGTCGGTGCCGAGGTATATATCAGCAATGGCAATCTCGCGTTAGCTAACCAGCTGGGACTCGTTAACCCAGCTTCTGTGGCGTGGGAAGTTGTACCCTTCAGCTTCCTTGTGGACTGGTTTCTTCCAGTCGGTAAGTTCCTCGAAAGTTGGACGGACCTTTTAGGATATACCACGAGGTATCCCTACTACACATTCTATCGTCAGGCGAAAAGTTTGCAAGAGTACAAGCAAGACTCGTCGTCCCTCGGGGCGGAGTGTCAAGCAGTGGGTATGGTGCGAACTCTGGGGTTACCCCCATTCCGCTTCGTGCGGCCGCCCTTCAACGGGTTTAGCGTTGCTAGAGGAGCCACAGCCATAAGCTTGGTGATTCAGCAATTCCTTTCCATAAGTGGTAGCCCATCATACCGATGGAGCCACTGAGTTTAAACCGTCTTCTACAATTCCGTAGTTGCTGGAGAACTCGCATTGGTCCCAATTAGGACCCTGAAAGTTTTATATGCCACAAATGGCCGACCTCATCGTGAAGAAAGCCGATGGTACCACGAACATCACGTTCAGTGCCCTCACCCCGTCGTCGGGAGACAAAGTCCCAGCTCAATGGCGGTCTGAAACCGCCGGCGCTGCTGCCGGACTGCGTCCCACGTTCCAGATGGATTCTCAGTGGAACGGTCCTCGGACCGCCCGCCGAGTCAACATCTCGGGGCAATATCCGTATACTCTTACGGATTCGACGACTTCCTCGACTTCCGTTGTCGCGCGCATGCCTTTCCAGGCTACTTATACGATTCCCGTGTCCATCCCGGATACGGTCGTCGCCGAGTATGTCGCGCAAATCACCAACCTCGTTGCCTCTGCACTTGTGCAGTCGTCGATCAAGGTAGGCTACTCGCCCACCTGAAGTCGAAAACCGGCCGGTCCGCGCAACCCGTGCGGACGCCATCAACGAAATAGGAGATTACAACTATGTCGGCTCTTCCCCAGCAATTGGAGAGAGTTATCCTCGCACTTTGCGAAGATACGGACACCCCGCGTTCGTTAGCTGTGAAGCTATTGGTCGAACACCGGGAGTATGGGGAGTTGGTCGCACTGACCACTGACCCGCAGAACTATAGCAACCCACATCGGTACTATGCGGATGTTGTCGTCACTGACCTTCTTCGGAAGTTCGGTGATTTCGTCATCCCTGGCATCGACAAAGCTGCTGAAGCTCGCAAGCTGTTCAAGCAAAGCGAGCACGCCTGCCTAAGGACCAATAACCGTCTTGATCCTTACCTGAACCAACAGGGTCCTTTCGAGGGCCTGGAACAGGTACGTATACTCGAATCAATCGAGCGTATGCAAAATTGGATTAAATGGATGTTGGGGCCGGTTCCTAGCGAACTGGCTACTCAAAGGTTCGGGCCGGGTTCTACGTTCGGGGACGTCGGAAAGCACATCACGGTGCCCGACAAAATCTCCAATCGTCCGACAATGACTCCTGAGTGCTCTTTATTGCTCCCTATTTGGGAGCGCACTGCTTGGGCTCGCGCCCTTATGGAGTCAAACCCTTGTCAATCCCATCCTGAAACAGTTCGCGGGAACCGATTCACTTCGGTCCCAAAGGACGCGAAGAAGGATAGGGGCATAGCAATCGAAGCTTCCTTGAACGTCTACTTCCAACTCGGTGTTGGCGGAGCCTTACGGCAACGCTTGAAATCGGTTGGGATCGACTTAAAGGAAGGCCAAGAGATCCATCGGCGGGTCGCCGAGGATGCCTCACGCAGAGGCACCTATGCTACGGTTGACTTGAGTAACGCTAGCGATACCGTGTCTTATAAATTGGTCAAGCTCCTTTTCGAGAAATCGAGAGGGTGGTTTGATCTGATGGACACGCTCCGTTCACCGTCAACCTGCGTGGACGGAAAGTGGCATATCCTCCAGAAATTCTCCTCAATGGGGAACGGGTACACGTTTGAACTCGAGACTCTAGTCTTTACGGCTATTGTGCAAGAGGCGTGTTATCTGGCGAATGTCGAGGCCACTCCTGGCCAAGACCTCTTCGTCTATGGAGACGATATCATCCTGCCTGTGAAGGCTGGAGCTACTGCGCTGGCTCTCCTTAGGTACTTTGGATTCGAACCGAATCCAAAGAAAACCTTCCTCACGGGAGGTTTTAGGGAGAGTTGCGGGGGTGACTATTTCGATGGCTACGCCGTGAGGCCTCACTATCTGAAAGAAACACCTGATGAACCCGCAAAATGGATATCCTTGGCTAACGGACTTCGCAGACTGGGTCGTAAAGACCGTGGTCATGATTTCCGTTACAGCATTTTTTGGCGCGCTTGGTTGCGCGCTTTGGATGCTGTTCCGAGTGATATCCGCCGGCTTCGAGGCCCTGAAGATCTAGGGGACCTCGTTATTCACGACACTCGAGAGTTTTGGCGAAGGCGCCGTACTCCCGATCAACGCACGTTCATCCGAACGTGGATGCCTATTCATAAGGCATTGCCCTTCCATCACTGGAAAGGGCCGGTCGTTTTCGCTAGTGCACTTTATGGCATACCTTCGACTGGCGTCATCCCTAGGGGTGACGTAGCCGGGTATCAAATAAAGTGGGTGTCCTACCCTGAGTAAGGGATAGAACGGGGGGCCTTTCGCCCACCCGTAGGACGTTTGCGGTTGATCACCGCTTGGAC